CAACCCCGCCAACGACAGCGAGGCGGCATGAGCGAGGCCTTCGCGCACCAACTCGCCAGCGGCATCGAGGCCGCTGCCGTCCACTTCTGGGGCGATCCGGCGCAACGCTTAAACGGCGAGCTGCGCTGGGGTGCGCGGGGGTCCAAGTCCGTCGATCTGACCAAGGGCGTCTGGTGTGACCACGAGGCCGGAACGGGCGGCGGCGTCATGGCCCTGGTTGAGCGCGAGAACGGCATGAAGGGTTCCGAGGCCGTCCGGTATCTGCGGAACATGGTCGGGCTGGAGATTGACGACGCTCGCCCGGATCACCTGCCGACGCGCCCAAAGCCCGCCAATGACGCGACGCCCCGCAAGATCGTGGCGACCTATGACTACGCCGACCTTGACGGGAAGACGGTGTTTCAGGTCGTGCGGATGGAGCCCAAGGACTTCCGCCAGCGCCGCCCCGATCCGCAAGCCCCGGACGGCTGGAGCTGGTCGGTCAAGGGCGTCAAGCAGGTTCCCTATCGGCTGGCTGATCTGTTCGCCTTGGAGGGCCGGGGAACGGTCTATGTGGTCGAGGGGGAGAAGGACGCGGACCTTCTGTCCTCGCATGGCCTGACCGCCACCTGCAATGCCGGAGGGGCCGGGAAGTGGCCTGAGGACCTGTCCGCCTATTTCGACGGTCTGGACGTGGTGATCGTGCCCGACAACGACGAGGCGGGCCGCAAGCACGCCGACGTCGTGGCCGCGTCCGTCCGTGACTATGCCAACAGCGTCAGGGTGCTGACCCTTCCTGCCCTGCCCGTCAAGGGCGACGTGTCGGACTGGATCGCGGACGGCAATGACGCGAAGGCCCTGCCTGACTTTGCCGCCCGCGCCCCGCTCTGGACGCCCAAGCCCCCGGAAAGCCGGTTCGGCGCGATCCAGTGGAGCGAGATTGACGCCGTTGGCATCCGCCAGGACTGGCTGGTCGAGGATCTGATCTTCGAGGGCGACTCTGCCCTGATCTTCGGAGCCTCGGGGTCGGGCAAGTCGTTCCTCGCCGTGGACATGGGCCTGTCGATCGCACGGGGCGTCCCGTTCCTTGGCAAGCCAACCCGCAAAGGGGCCGTGCTGTATCAGGCCGGCGAAGGCGGCAAGGGCCTGGTCAAGCGCCTTCGGGCCTATCGGCAGCAGAACATGGTGGTCGGGGACGTTCCGTTCGTTCTCCTGCCCTCTCGCGTCAACCTGTTCTCCGAGGACGGCGACGCCCAGGATTTGCTTCACGAGATCGTGTCGTGGAAGGCCGTGCATCCCGACCTCGCCGCGATATTCATAGACACCCTGTCGTGCGCTTCGCCCGGTGCCAATGAGAACTCCAGCGAGGACATGAGCCGCCTTCTGGCCTTTGGCGATCAGGTGCAGAAGCTCGGCGTGGCCCTGTTCTGGGTCCACCACAAGAACGCCGCTGGAGACCGGGAGCGGGGGCACACGTCCCTCCGCGCCAACGTGGACAGCGCCATCGAAGTCAACAGAGACGAGGAGGACAATCGCTCACTCAAACTGGTCAAGATCAAGGACGGCGAAGACGGCGAAAAGATCGGCTTTGACCTGCAATCCGTGACCATCGGGACCTATGACAGCGGCAAGCCCATGACCTCCTGTGTCGTGGTCCCCGCCGAGGTTGGATCGTCACAGACCGGGTATCAACTTCGACAACTGGCGCACGGGCCGCACCTGTTCCTGACTGTCCTGGACGACGTGATCGCCCAGAAGGGCGGGATGATCCCGCCGAACGTGCCTGCCCCCCAGAACGCCTATGGGGTGGAATACGACCACTTCCGGGACCTGTATCGACGGATGCGGGGCTCTGATCTGGACGACAACGCGCTGCGGCAAGCCATCAAGCGGGAGGGCGACGGCCTTCTCACTCGGGGCTTCATCGGGCGCTGCGACCGCTGGATGTGGATCACGGCGGACGGCGGCCAATACCTGACGAGGTTCCGCCGATGACCCCGCGTTACGGCCCCCGTTACGCATCCGTAACGGCCCGACGTAACGGGCGTAACGGACCTTTCAGGCGCGCGCGCTCGCGCGCGTTTGAGATATTAAATATATATATTATAATAACTACTCGATGTTTGGTTAGTTGTTGGAAGTCCCTCAAGGGACTTTCCAACAACGGTTACACCGAGTCCGTTACCGCGCGCGAGGGTTTCCAACATCGCGCCATGTCTAGCCAAGCCGAGGCCGCATGAAACCCGCAAACGATACTACGCTTCGCGTCATCGCTGACGGCCTGATCCACCGGGCCGAGTGTCGTCCACGCGGCTGCGAGGGCGGACGGCTGTTGCGTGAGGCTGCGGCGAACCTGCTCGACGCCGACATGGCAATCCAGGCCGCCGACGAAGCCATGATCCGCCCCGCCAACGACCTCCCCCGCCAGACCGGAGACAAAGCCGCATGACCCGCCTGACCGCCAACGCGAACGCCAAGGCCGCCCTTGAGCGCAAGAAGCTGGAGAAGCGAGCCGAGATCCTGCGCGCCCGGGTCGAGGCCATGCCGGGAGCCCATCAGGCCGGGCCGTTGGCCAAGGCCGAAAACTACATCGCCCTGCGGATGCTCAACCAGGCGCGGGAGGACATGGACCTGATCGACCGCAAGCTGGCGGACTATGCCGAGCGTTTGGCCGACGAGGAAATGGCCCACGCGGGCGAGGAGCAGGCCCGGCTTTTGGCTGGTCGCGGGATTGAAACCGACAAAGCCCACGAGGGCACAACCCGCGACGGATGGGTATGGCTCACGACCCGCAAGCAGCGCCGCCTAAGCGGGGCTCAGATCACGACGGGCAACCGATACGCGGACTTATACGCCCAGGCCAAGAAAGACGACCTTCGCATAAGCGCGAACGACAATCGGGGCGGCGGCATCGAGCCGACCATCGAGGAGATCAAGCGCCGGGCCTTCGATAAGCAGAACGCAGCCGACGCGATCCGCGCCGTCCACCACCATCTGGATCAGGCCACCGGCGCGACCCGCCTGTCATCAGTCATCGAGGCGGTTTGCGGCCAAGGCCAGAACCTTCGCCAACTGGTCGGTGGCGATGATCGCGCCGTTTTGGTGATGGAGTCCGAACTGCGCCTTGCCCTTGACATGGCCAGCGTCGCGTTCAGGCTGCTTCCCAAGCGAGAGGCGGCTTGACGTTTCCGCGCAAATCGACCTATCAAAAGGGTAAGAGGCGCTTCGCGCGTCCGGAGACAGGCCCCGGCTCTCAAGAGCGCGGGGCTTTGTCGTATCTGCCCGCCCGTCTGTGTTCTGAGGTGCGCCGATGGCCAGCACGGGAAAGCGACACGCCAAGCCGGTCAGCCTGACCGCGCACAAGAACACCGTGGAGCAGCGCCGCAAGCGCGAGCTCGGCAAGGACCTCCGATCCATAGCCGGTGATCTGGTCAGGGAGCGCGACATTCGCGCCTATGCCCTGGTCGGCATCGCCAGCGACGGGTCCAGCTACGCCTATTGGGACACGGGCGCCTGCCTCCCTATGCGCGCCTTCCCCGACACGGTGGCCAGCATCCTCCGCGACAGCATCGCCGAGGCAGCCATCGAAGACGACTGGCGACCGACGCTCACAGTCGGCGGAACCCGCAACCAATCGTAGCCGCGCCTTACTCCCCCAGCGACCAGACCAGGCCAAGGGCTGGGACCAACCCAATCACCACCCCATCCAGACAGCCGCACGAGCGCGGCGAGGGAGGGACCATGCCCCTAGGGCGCCCAAGCGGATTTACCCAAGAGATAGCGGACGAAATCTGTGCGCGCCTAGCAAAAGGCGAGCCGCTCGCCGTCATCTGTCGCGACGACCACATGCCGGCTGTTCGCACGGTCAGCGATTGGAAGGCGGCGCACGAAACCTTTTCCGCCGACTTCGCGCGCGCGAGGGATGAGGGCTTTGATGCTCTGGCGGTTCAGTGCCTGGAAATCGCGGACGACAAGTCGAATGACGTCAAGCTGGTCGGTGCGGATGATCGCGAGGTCTGTGACACCGAGTTCGTCCAGCGCGCCAAGCTGCGGATCGACACCCGCCTGAAGCTTCTCGCGAAGTGGGACCCCAAGCGCTACGGCGACAAGGTTGCGCTGACGGGCGGCGCCGAGGGTGACGCGCCGCTTCAGATTGTCATCAACAAGCCCGCGTGAAGATCGATCTGCCGCATCAGTGGCAACCCCGCCCCTATCAGGAACCGCTCTGGCGCTACATGCACGGCGGCGGGAAGCGGGCCGTTGCCATCTGGCCCCGCCGCCACGGCAAGGACGACCTAGCGCTCCACTTCACCGCTTGCGCCGCGCATGAGCGGGTCGGGGTCTACTGGCACCTGCTTCCCCAGCAGAACCAGGCCCGAAAGGCGATCTGGGACGCCGTAAACCCGCACACGGGGCGGCGTCGCATTGACGATGCCTTCCCCCAGGCGCTGAGGGAGACAACCCGAGAGCAGGACATGATGGTCCGGTTCAAGACCGGAAGCACATGGCAGGTGATCGGGTCTGACAACTATGACGCCTTGGTGGGGACACCACCCATTGGGGTGGTGTTTTCGGAGTGGGCGCTGTCCAATCCGCAGGCGTGGTCTCTGATCCGCCCAATCCTGCTGGAAAACGGCGGCTGGGCCATGTTCATCACAACCCCACGCGGTCGGAACCATGCTCACCGCATGTTCCAGATGGCCCAAGGGTCGGAAGAGTGGTTTTCCGAGCATCTCACCTCGCTGGACACGGGCGTGTTCTCTCCCGAGGCCCTGGCGGGTGAAAAGGCCGAGTTGATCGCCGAGCGCGGCGAAGCCGACGGAGAGGCCATCTACGAGCAGGAGTATATGTGCTCGTGGTCAGCGGCGTTGCCCGGGGCCTACTACGCCCGCGTTATCGACAAACTGGAGCGTGAAGGCGGGATTGACCGGGTTCCGTACAATCCGGGTCGCCAGGTTCACACCGCATGGGACATTGGTGCTTCCGACACGTTCGTCATCTGGTTCATGCAGCGCACGGCCGGCGGATGGGCCGCGATCGATTACGTCGCCAACACCTCCCAGGGCATTGACTGGTACGTCCGCGAGATTCAGTCCCGCCCCTATATCTACGGGGAGCACCTGCTCCCGCATGACGCCGACAACAAGAACGTGGCCCTGCCTGAAGCGGCGAGCATCGCGGCCACGGTGCGGTCGCTGGGGCTCAAGAACGTCCGGGTAGTGCCTCGCACGCCAAGTGTCGCCAACGACATCAACGAGGTCCGCAAGATCCTGCCGGTTACAGTGTTCGACAAGGAGCGCTGTGCCCACGGAATCGACGCCCTGCGATCCTACCGCCGGGTCTGGGACGAGAAGCTGAAGGCCTACCGGGACGCGCCCTTGCACGACTGGGCTTCGCACCCGGCCGACGCCTTCCGCACCTTCGCGGTGGGCAAGCCGCAAGAACGAGACGCGGGCTGGGACGACGAAGAGGAGTGGGATGATCGAAACGCCAACCCTCACTCCGGATACTGAACAGGCTCCCGAGCCGTCCCTGATCCCAGCCATTCTCTCCAACATCAGTTCGCCCAATCTGGCGGCGCTGATGAAAGACACCGACCTTGGCCAGATTGGCGCCAAGGTGGTCGAGGAGTTCCAGATCGACCTGCAGTCCCGCAAGGACGCGGGCTGGGACGAAAAGCACGACCAGGCCGTGAAGCTGGCCATGCAGGTCAGGGAGGCCAAGACCTTCCCCTGGCAGAACGCGGCGAACATCAAGTACCCGCTGGTCACCACGGCCGCCATCCAGTTCGCGGCCCGCGCCTATCCGGCCATCGTCGACGGCTGGAACGTGGCCAAGGGCAAGGTGCTCGGCAAGCCGACGCCGGAGAAGCGCGACCGGGCCGACCGGGTCGGCAATCACCTGTCATGGCAGCTTCTCGAAGAGATGCCGGAATGGGAGGCCGACACCGACCGCTTGCTCCACATGCTGCCCGTCGTCGGGTGCATGATCCGCAAGACCTGGTTTGACCCGATTGAAGGGCGCAACAAGTCCCGCCTGATCCCGCCCGAGCGCTTCGTCGTCCACTACATGGCGACGGAGGACAAGCCGCGCGAGACCGAGATCGTCCCGCTGTATCCGCACCAAGTGCTGGAGCGGGTGCGGTCGGGCCTGTGGCTTGACATCGTGCTGGACAGTCAAGCGGACGAGTCGGCCCCGGTCGAGTTCCTGGAGCAGCACCGCCTGCTGGATCTGGACGGCGACGGCTATCCCGAGCCCTACATCGTCACCGTCCACAAGGATCAGCAGAAGGTCGTCCGGATCGTCGCCCGCTATGACGAGGACGGGGTGACACTGAACCCAGATGGAACGGTTCGGGCAATCCGTGGCGTGCCGTATTACACCAAGTACGGCTTCATCCCGTCGCTGGACGGGTCCTGGTACGACATCGGCTTCGGCCACCTGTTGCACTCGCTCAACGAGACGATCAACGCCACGATCAACCAGTTGCTCGACGCCGGCGCATTGGCCAACACTGGCGGGGGATTCATCGGCGGGGGCGTGACGCTCAAGGGCGGGTCGAGCAGTTTCAAGCTCGGCGAGTGGAAGCGCGTCCAGAACGAGGGCGGGGACCTCGCCCGAAACATCGTCCCCTTGCCCGTCAGGGAGCCGTCGGCGGTCCTGTTCTCGCTCCTGGGCATGATGGTTGAAGCGGCCAAGGACATCACCGCCACCAAGGACATCCTGACCGGCGAGACGCAGCAGGCCAACCAGCCGGTCGGCACGACGCTGGCCATGATTGAGCAGGGCCTGAAGGTCTTCTCGGCCATCTACAAGCGGGTTCACCGGTCGCTGCGGAGCGAGCTGACGAAGCTGGCCCGCCTCAACCGCCTGTTCCTCGACGACCAGGTGTATTTCGAGTTCCACGACAAGCCCGGTGTCGCGGCCCGCGCGGACTACGAGTCGGGCGATGTCGACGTCATTCCCGTGAGCGACCCGACTGTTGTCTCCGACATGCAGCGCATCGGCCGGGCGCAGTTCCTGATGCAGTTCCTCGGCAAGGGGATGAACGACAAGGTCATCACCGAGCGGGTGCTCGGAGCGGCCTCGATTCCGGACATTGAGGAGTTGTTCCCGCAGGGGCCGCCGCCACCCTCTCCGGAAGAGATGAAGATCAAGGCTGACATAGCGGCCAGGGATCGCGAGCTGCGGCTCAAGGAGCGTCAGGCCGACGCCGAGATCGCCGCCAAGCTGGCGGGAGCCGAAAAGATCACGCTGGAAAGCCTGCTGACCGACCCCGCCCTGTTTGAGGCCGTGGCGCGAATTGTCCGGGCGGAGATGCAGTCCGATGATGACGGAAGCCGAGTTCAGGGAGTGGCGGGCCAACCCGCTGACGGTCAAGGCGATGGCGGGGCTCAAGGCCCGGCAGTCGGCCCTGGCGGCGCAATGGGCGGCGGGGGCTTCCCTGGCGCCGGAAACGCAGACGATGGCCAAGATATTGGGGGAAATCCCGGACCTGGACTGGTCTGACTGGTTCCCCGAGCAATCCGGTCCTGAGACCGGCTGACCCGACAGGGTCCAAACCCCCGAGAAAACGAGAAAGCCATGAACCCCAGCGGCATCGCGCCACTGGACGTGAAAGTGCTGATTCAGCCCGATCGCGTCGAAGAGAAGACGGCTGGCGGGATCTTCATTCCCGACACCACCAAGGACCGAGAGAAGTACGCCACTGTCCGGGGCATCATCTTGGCCACAGGCGAGAACGCCTTCGCCGATTGGGGCGATGCGCGGAAGCCTTCGCCCGGCGACCGGGTCGTGACCGCCCAATACGCGGGCGTGAACATCAAGGGCCTGGACGGCGAAGAATACCGTCTCGTCAACGACGAGGACGTGATCTCGCTGCTGGAGGCGGGCCGATGAGCGCCGTCGCTGAAAGCGAGTTCGGCAACACGGCGAGTGACAGGGCCTTCGCCAACAACGGCGATCTGTGGACGATGTCGCAGCCGGTCGTTTTCCAGTTTCGGAACCCGCAATACGTCTGCCCGACCCACGGAGACCAAGGCTCAATGGCCGCGATGGACATTCGCGTCGAACGCCAGGCACCCAACCCGCTCAGCATTCGCCGTGTCTACTGCATGGAGTGCTGGGTGGCGTGGATGGACGCCGGAATGCAGCAACTGACCGAGAAGGAACCGAGCCGATGAGCGCGCTCGACCAAGTCCAAGACCAGACCGACCAGACCGCCGAAGCCGATGCCGGCCCGTCCGTCGAGGATCGTGCCCGTGACATGGGGTGGGCACCCAAGGACGACTGGCGAGGCGACCCCGACAAGTGGGTTGATGCTGGCGAGTTTGTCCGCCGGGCCGATGAGGTTCTGCCCATCGTCCGCGCCGAGAAGAAGAAGCTGGAGGCCAGTCTCACCAAGGCGAAGGAAGAGATCGCCGAGATGCGGTCGACCTTCAAGGAGTTCAAGAAGCACCACTCCGAGACCCAACAACGGGCCTACGAGCGGGCGATGAAGGATCTCCAGGCCCGACAGGCCGAGGCCGTTGAAGCGGGCGACATCAAAGCCGTCCGGGAGACCACCAAGGAGATCGTCGACCTGACGCAGGGCATGAAGCCCGACGAGAAGGACGCCGACCCCTACGACACGCCCGAACACCAGCGGACGCTGGCGGCGTGGAAGGCCGAGAACGCCTGGTTTGAAAGCGACCGCGCCATGACCGGCGCCGCCGCTGCCATCGCGGCCGAGCTGGAAGACAAGGGCGTGCGCGGTGCGGAGCAACTGGCGGAGATCGCCAAGCGCATCCGGGCCGAGTTTCCCCACAAGTTCCAGAACGAACGCCGTGCCGCCGCCGCCGCCGTCGAGGGCACTCCCGCCCCCGCCCGGAAGCCGGGCAAGACCTGGGCCGATCTGCCCTCCGAGGCCAAGTCGTTCGCCGAACGGATGGTCAAACAGGGTCTGATGACCCGCGAGCAATACGTGAAGGACTTCTTCGGATGAACGAGCAAGTGAAGACCGCTGAGACAGCGAAACCGGCCCGCAGACGCCGTGCCTCGCTGACGGCCCTCCAGACCAAACTGGCGGCCCCCGCGCGGCCCGGTTATGTCCGCCGATGGGTGGACAACGACCCCTCCCGCATCCAGGCGATGCAGGAGCTTGGCTACGAACCGGTCCAAGACAAGGACATCCCGACCGACGGCCTGGGCACCCGCGCCCAGCGGTTCGGCGGAAAGCGAGCCAATGGTGAGCCCCAGCATCTGGTGCTCATGGAGACCCCCGAGAGCGACTACGCCCAGGGCATCCGCGAGAAAGAAGAAAGCCTGAAGCCCTTTGAAGATGCGCTCCGCGCCGGCAGGGACACCCAAGGCCGCCTTCAGGACACCTACGAGCCGCGCGACCGCAGCTCGCTCACCTGACCCTCGCGCCTAGCCCACGAGGCCGGGCGCCCATCAAAGGACAACGCACATGCCTAACGCCAATGTGCCGTCCGGCCTTCGTCCGGTTCGGCATCGCAACGGTGCGCCCTACAACGGCGCGTCCGCCCGCTACTTCATTCCCGCTTCCGACTCGACCGCCGTCTTCATCGGCGACGCGGTGAAATCCGCCGGTTCCGCCGATGCCGATGGTGTCGCCACCGTCGCCCAAGCGGCGGCCGGGGACACGATCCGTGGCGTCGTGGTCGGTTTCCAGCCCGTGACGGCTGACAGCCCGACCTATCGCGTGGCCTCGACCGCCCGTTATGCCTTCGTCGCCGACGACCCCGATCTCGTGTTCGAGGTCCAGGAAGACGCCGTTGGTGGAGCCCTGGGGGCGGATGACGTCGGTCTGAACGCTGACCTTGTTGTCGCGGCCGGCTCGACCATCACGGGCCGCTCGGGAATGCAACTGGACTCCAGCGACAAGAAGACCGGCACCGCGCAGCTTCGCATTCTGGGTTTCGCCCAGCGCGCGGACAACGAAATCGGCGCCAACGCCAAGATGCTCGTGATGATCAACGAGCATGAACTCAAAGCCACGACCGGCGTGTAAGGAGCATTGACCCATGTCTGGAACCATCACGACCGGCAATATCGCCAAACTGCTCTGGCCTGGCCTGAACGCCGTCTGGGGCAAGGAGTACGTGGAACACCCGATGGAGTATCGGGATCTGTTCGACACCGAGGACTCGACCAAGGCCTATGAGGAAGAGGTTCTGGTCCCCGGGTTTGGTCTGGCTCCGATCAAGGCGGAGGGTCAGGGCATCGCCTATGACTCGACGTCGCAGGGCTACACCTCGCGTTACACCAACGTCTCGTACGGCCTGGGCTTCATCGTGACCCGCGAGGCGATCGACGACAACCAGTATGAGAAGCGCGCCCTGGGCTCGACCCGGGACCTCGCCTTCTCGTTCCGCCAGACCAAGGAGAACGTCGGGGCCAACGTCTACAATCGGGCGTTCAGCTCGTCGTACGTTGGCGGCGACGGCAAGGAACTGCTGGCGACGGATCACCCGATCCAGGCCGGCACCTTCTCCAACGAACTGGCCACTCCGGCCGACCTGTCGGAGACGGCCATCGAGGATCTGTGCATTCAGATCATGAACGCGGTCAACGACCGTGGTCTGAAGATCAGCCTTATGCCCCGCAAGCTGATCGTCCCGACCGCTCTGGCGTTCGAGGCGACCCGCATCCTGAAGTCGTCGGGTCAGAACGACACCGCCAACAACGCGATCAACGCCATCCGCCAGATGGGGCTGTTCCCGGAAGGCGCGTCGGTCAACCACTATCTGACCGACGCCGACGCCTGGTTCATCCGGACCAACGCGCCGCGTGGCCTGAAGCACTTCCAGCGCACCGCTGCGGAGTTTGCCCAGGACAACGACTTCGACACCTCGAACCTGAAGTACAAGGGCTACGAGCGGTACAGCTTCGGCTGGACCGATCCGCGTGGCCTGTACGGCTCGGCCGGCGCCTAAGCGCCATCGGAGGGGGAGGCTTCGGTCTCCCCCTTTCTTTTCCGCCCGACGCTTCGGCGACGCCTTGAGAGACGGGCGGTCCTCAACATCCTCAAGGGAGACCTCGCATGTCGAGAACGACTTTCCGTGGCCAGGTCCGAGCGACCGAAGGCTTCCTCACCGACGGCCCCATCCTGTCGCGCACCACGCACAAGGTTTCGGCAATCCAGACCGTGACCATCAACGTCGTCGACGGCGCCGCGTCCGGCACCTTCACCCTGCCGTCGGGGGCCAAGTCCATCAACGCCTGGGCCGAAACCGCGACGGCCATTCCCGGCACGCCGACCAACACCAATCTTCGCCTTGGCTCGGCTGCCAACGGGCAGCAATACGTCGCGGACGTGGACGTCAAGGCGCAAGGCTTTGTGGCCCTGACGCTGCTCTACGCCTTCCGCAACCCGTCGGGGGCGATCCACTTCACCGTGGCCTCGTCCGGGGGCACGGCCGCCTCGCAGGACGGCACGATCCTGCTGCACGTCTCGTACATCTGATGACCGCCCGCGACTGGAAGGTTGTCTGCGACCGCTCCGGTTTCGAGTGCATGGCCTCTGAGACCGTCCTGACCTGGGACGGTCTCCGGGTGCTCAAGCGGTTTGCCGAGCCCCGGCATCCGCAGGACTTCCTCAAGGGCGTCAAGGACAATCCTTCGGTGCCCTGGACTCGCCCTGAACAGCCGGACGTGTTTCTCGACCCCGGCGATGTGACCCCGGAGAGCCTATGAGCACGTCGGGATCAACCAACTTCACCCTGAACGCCCGCGAGTTGATCACGCGCGCCTTTCGGCAGGCCAAGATCATTTCGGCGGGCGAGAACCCAAAGGCCAGCGAGTCCGATGACGCCCTGAAGACCCTGAACCTTTTGCTGAAGACCTGGGCGACGAAAGAGCGCCTGTGGATCAGGGAAGAGCGGGCCGTCACCTTGATCGCCGCGACCGACAGCTACGCCATGAGCGACGCCCGCCGCGTCGAGAGCGTCCGGCGCCGCACAAACGGGATCGACACGCCCCTGAACCTTCTGAACCGGGTCGACTACGACCTCCTGCCGAACAAGGCGGGTTCCGGCATTCCCGTGAGCGCCTGGTTTGATCCGCAGCGGTCCACCCGTCGCCTCTACGTCTGGCCCGTGCCGACAGCGGCCATCGCCGCCAACACGACACTTCGTGTCACGGTGCGCCGGGTGATCGAGGACATCGACACCCTGGACGACGATTTTGACATGCCGCAGGAGTGGCTGGAGGCCCTGTCGTTCAGCCTGGCCTATCGGCTGGGGGCGGAATACGGCAGCGACGTTCTGGCCTACCTCAAGGACACGTCCGAGAGTCTGGTCAAGGACCTCGAAGCACAGGATCAGGACATGGAAAGCCTGTTCCTGCAGGTGGATTACCATGCCTAGCCTTGCGTTTGGCCTCGGGGCCTACTCGCGGGGAAACGGACGGCTTCCGCGCGTCCGGCTGATCAACCTGTTCGCGGAGGAAGCGCCGACGGCTCAGGCCGGTGTGGCCCTGATCCAGAGGCCGGGGCTGGAACGCCTCTACACTGTCAGCGGCGCCCCGCGTGGCTTCTACAAACAGGACGGGGTGCTGTTTGGCAGCCTGATCAGCGTTCATGGGGCCACGATCTACACGGACGGAACGGTCTCCGGCGCGGTGACCGGTTCGGATCAGGTGGAATGGGCGTACACGACCGACGGCATGTTCCTGCTGGCGGACGGCGTCATCCAGACCAGTACCGACGGCCTGGCGTGGTCACCGGACGCGACCTTTCCGGATTCTGCGGCGGTCGCCTCCATAGCCTCGATCAACAACATTCTGGTCGCCGTGCGGTCGGACAATGGCCGGGTCTACTACCGTTTCGCCGGAGAGGGTGCTTGGGACGGGCTGAACTTCTTCTCGGCCGAGCGGGAGGAAGATCCCGCCATCGCCGTCAAGAAGGTCGGCGACGAGCTCTGGGTCTTTGGCACCACCTCGATCGAGCCCTACTATCCAACCGGCGAGACGGAGGTGCCATTCGAGCGCCTGGACGGCCGGGCCATTCAACGTGGAGTCAAGGATCGCGACAGCATCGCGCTTCTGGACAACACGGTCTTCTGGGTCGGCGAGGACAACAAGGCCTATCGGGGCGGGGGAACGCCCCAGCGCATCTCCGATCACGGCATCGAGGAGCAGATCGAGGCGTCATCGACCGTCAAGGCCTGGACCTACGAGACGGCCGGCCACGCCATGTATGTGGTCACGCTGGACACCGAAACGCTCTGCTACGACGTCGCAACCCAGCAATGGCACGAACTAACCTATGACGGCGGGCGCTTCGCCCCGGTCGGTCTCTACGCCGGAAACCAGACCTACGTCGGACTGACAGACCGCGTCTTCGTCATGGCCGACCGGTCCAACGACGACGGCGCCGAGATAGAGCGGCTGTTCACGTCCGTCGCCCCGGCGAAGGGGCCGGTCTCGTGCGACTGCATAGAAGTGGTGTTGTCGAGCGGCACGTCAGTCCTCGGCTCGCCAGCCACACTTCAGCTCCGCTGGTCCGACGATCAGGGCCGCACCTGGTCGACATGGGAAAGCGACACCATCGGAGACGAGGGCGCCTATCGCAAGCGCGTTCGGTACCGTCGTCTCGGGATGATCGACGCGCCGGGCCGACTGTTTGAGCACAGGATCACCGACAACGCCCCGATCCGGTTTTCCGGCGTTGACCTCAATCCCCCGCTGGGCGGGCGCGGCCGATGACAGACCGCCTTCCACGTCCAAGCGCCCGGGTCGAGATCGTCGACAACAAGCGCCTGCCGACGCCTGCGCATCTTCGCTACTTTGAAACCCTGGCCTCGCGTGTCGAGGGATTGCTCCTTGACCTGCAGACTCAGATCGACGGCCTGAAGGTCCAGACCATCGGCAACTCCTACGCCAACGGTTTAACGCTGACAGCGACGGCGGCCGGGGCGACGGCGACGATCAGTGTTTCGGCTCACACCCGAGTCTATACGGACGCGACCGCGAGCGTGAACAGCGGGTCGATCGCGGGCCTGGCCTACAACACCACCTACAGCGTCTACTACGACGATGAGGACCGGTCGGGCGGGGCGGTCACCTATGCGTCGACCACCAATGCAGGCGACGCGGTGACGAGCGCGACGAACCGGTTCCGGCATTTCGTCGGAGCGGTTACCACCCCTCCGACCAGCGGCTCCCCTCCAGAGACCGGCAGCGGCTCAACCCCACCCAGCTATCCGGGTGATGTGATCTACGACACACCATGATCCGGGAAGCCAATCCGGACGACCTTGACCTGATCGTCGAGCTCGCCCGCGAAGCGCACACCGGGTCCGCCTGGGAGGGGCTGGCAGAGTTCGACCCGGACAGCGTTCGCGAGGCGGCACAAGGCCTGATCGACGGTGAACACGGGACCGTTCTCGTCTCGACCAGGGGCGTGCTGATGCTGGCTCGCTTTCCCCTCTGGTTCAACAAGGCCGAAACCCTCACGACAGAGGTCTTCTTCTACGCCACCGAGGGCGGGGACGCCCTGCGTCGGGCCGGCGAACGATGGGCCGATGGCCTGATCGTCATGTGTCGCCACGCCCACACTGATCCGCGTCTGGATCGTCTCTATGAGCGCGCCGGCTACCGGCCGCTTGAACACGTTTTCGCCCGGAGGGTCTGATGGGATTTGTCGCTGACCTGTTTGGGGCCAACAAGGCCGCCAAGGCGCAGGAAAAGGCCGCCAGGCAGGCCGCAGACGCCTCGCGCGAGGCCACGGACAAGACCCTCGCCCTCCAGCGGGAGCAGTTCGACCGCATCTGGGGCGCGACCGAAACCGGCCGCCAAGCGGGAGACGCGGCCACCAAGAGGCTGGCGGCCCTGTCCGGCCTGTCGGTGGATGGCCAGCCGGGAATGTCAGGCTCTCAGGTGTCGGACTGGCTGCGATCCACGCCCGGCTATGACTTCAACTTCCGTGAGGGCCAGCGGTCACTGGAGACCTCCTTGGCAAGACGAGGCCTGACCACGTCCGGCGCCGCTGTCCGTTCTGCTCTTCGATACGGTCAGGACTACGGCGACCGCATCTTTAACCAGGAGCGGAGCGCGCTCGGGGCCATCGCGGGCATCGGGCAGACGGCCACGTCGCAAGGAGGGTCGGCCGGCCAGAACATGGCCAACGTCTCGTCGCAGGCCGTGCAGACCAATGCCGACCGGCTCGGCTCCAGCTATCGCGACATCGCTGATGCCAAGGCGGGGTTCTGGGGCACAGTGAGTGGCTCGCTCGGCAACGTCGGAAAGACCGCCGACCTGGCCAAGACCGCGCTTCGCTTCGTGGGGTTCTGAGATGGCAGCCTTCGACACCTACCTCCGCGCCCGAGACACCGCGCTACGGAACGGCGAACGAGCTCGCGCCGAAGCGGTGGACACCGCGCGGCGCACGGCCCTGACACAGGCGACCCAAGCCTATGGCGCGGGCGATTTCGGCGGCGCTCGGAACGCCTTGGCCCAAACCGGTGACCTGGGAGCCGTGATGCAGTTTGATGAAGCCCAGGCCGGGGTTGCCGACGAAGCGCGAGAGCGTCAACGCGCCGCTTTTGCCGCCGGTGCCGAGGGCCTGCGCCGGATGCCGTTTGAGCAGCGGTGGCAGACCTTCAACTCCCGCGTCCGCCCCTATCTGATCCAGGAAGGGGTGTCGCCAGAGGATCTGGACACGATCACGACAGAAGACCTCGCCGACGGCTCTCTGGAGTCGATCATCGGCATGTACGGCGGAGAGGTCGAGGAAGGCTCCTACATGAGCGGAGGTGACGGCCGTATCGTCCGGACGCTGCCCTATGGCGGTGGGGTCGAGGAGGCCTACGCTCCCCCGTTCGACCCGCGCGAGGGCGCGTCGCCGGGCTACATGTGGACCGACGCCAGCCGGACCCGGCAAGTGTTCGTTCCGGGTGGGCCGGCTGATCCGGCCCAAGCCAGTCGCGTTTCCTCCGCGCGTCGTGCGCCGCCGCGCCCCCGATCCAGTGGTGGTGGATCGTCTCAACCCGCCGCCGCGCCGTCGCGTCCGGCCGGGCGTCCGTGGGAGCGCTACTGATGCAGCAACAAGCGCCTGCCGTAGGCACGATTGAGGACGGCTTCCGCTTCAAGGGCGGCGATCCCTCGCAAGAGAGTTCTTGGGAAGCCGTTGGGCCGCGTCAGGCCCCGGCATGGGGTCCGGGTGCTGTTGAGCTTCCCGACGGCAGCGTCGTTCGATACGGCCCGCGTGGCGGCACGACCGTTCTGCGCCGTGGTGGAGAGGCTGCGACCGGTGCGCCCGCCGACCTGACCGAAGCACAAGGCAAGGCCGTCCTCTATGGCGGCATGATGGCCGGTGCCGAGCGCGACTATCAGCGCGCTCGCGAGGACGGATACGATCCCGGATCGTTCCGGAACCAAGCGGCGGCTGTCGCGGGCGTCATTCCCTTCGACGGTGACTTTTTCGGCCGCCTGATCCGCGACGACGTTTCCGACCGTGGCGTCCAGGCCGAGCGCCGTTGGGCAGAGGGCAACCTCCGCCAACTCACGGGGGCAGCCGCCACGCAGCCGGAAATCTCCCGCGTCGCAGCCATCAACTTTGATCGTGGAAACGACGAGCTTTCGGCTCAACGCTACCAGTCGCGCGCCGACACATATGCCGGAACTCGGGTGACGGCTGGCCCCGGTGCGTCGACTCTGCCGGACTATCCTGGCATCAATCGTGGTGCGGGTCCTGTTGATCCGGCCACAGGCCTGCCGACCTATCCCGGCATTACCGCTCGTGTGGCTGGCGCGGAGGAAATCCCTCTGACGCCGGCTGGCGGCGATCCGAACGCCCCGGGCTCTCAGGGCAACCCGATTGACCTTGGCTCTCTGGGGCCGGACGAGCTCTTGGCGCTCCAGCCGGGCCAGTTCGTGCGCCGTCAGGACGGCACCGTCTACGCCCTGCCCTCGGCACCGTTCCGCGATGGTTCGATGCGGGCGAGCGACACCCGTGAAGGCGCGGCCGTGGTTCGCTCGCAGGACGAGCTGACACCGGAACAGCGCGGATGGACGCCGGAAAGCGCGGTCGCTCAGCGCCGTGAGATGAACCCGATCCTGCGGACCATTGACGCCTTTGGGCGCGGTGCGGCGGATACCCTGTCGTTTGAGTGGGCCGACGAGGGCGCAGCGGCAGCGGATGCCGCCCTTGGCCAAGGCGTGGGGCGCGACTTCGGTACGCGCTACGGCAACAACCTCCGCGTCCAGCGAGCGGTTGATGAAGCCGACGGCGAGGACGTGTTGTGGGCAAGGCGCGCGGGCAATGTCGCGGGCGCCCTTGTGCCCGGCGCCCAACTCGGCAGAACGGCGCTCGCGCTTGTTCGCGGTCAATCGCTTCGCAATGCGCTCCGCATGGGTGTTACAGGCTTTGTCGGCGGCGGCGTCGCTGGCGCAGGGGCGGGAGACGGTTCGGTCGTCGAGCGCGCGCCCGGAGCCGGTGCCGGGGCTTTGACTGGTGCCGTCGTCGCGCCTGTCGCCACGGCGCTTGGTCCCAGGGTGGTCGAGCCTATTGCTAACGCGGCCCAATCGGTCGGGCGGATGATCGGTCGCAACACCGGTCGTGCCATGACCGCGCTCGGGATCGATGCGGGCGAGGCCATGACCGCCGCCAATCAGCCGAACACCTTGACGTCGGCCGTCGGCAAGTTCGCCCGCCGCATCAACCCCGATCCCCAGGCGATGCGCGCCCAAGCCGACGAGATGGCGTCTATGGCGATGGAGCCGACGCTTGCGGACTTGACCGACGCCGCTGGCCGGGGTGTGCTCCGCGCCGCCGCGACGCGCCAGACGCCCGCCCGTCAGGCCGCCCAGGACTTTGCCGAGCGCCGGGCCGAGGATCTGCAGGACCGGGTTTCGACGCAGGCTCGTCGCACCATCTCGGACGATCCGCGCTCACCGGATGAGATCAGGACCGAAGTCGCGGCCCGCCGGACAAGGGAGGGTGACGCGGCCTTCGGTGCCGTTCGCAACGAACTGCTGACGCCCGAGCCCCAGATCGTCGAGGCCCTTCGTACACCGGCGGGCCGCCGTGCCGTTGAAGACGCAGCCGAACGCGCCGCCAACCGAGGCGACATCGAGACGGCAAACCAGCTCCGCCAACTCGCAGGCGACGCCCTGGACAATCCGGCAGGCGTCCAGATCACTGTCGGCATGGCTGATCGCATCGCCCGGACCCTGAATGGCTTGGGAGAGGCCAGAAAGGGCACGGTGACGGCTCCGGGCGACAACGACGCGGCGGCCTCGTTCTTCCGTCTTGCCGAGGCTCTTCGGGGAACCGCGCGCCGTCAGGTCGACGGCTATGACCAGGCACTCAAGGCCTATGGTGACGACTCTCGCCTGATCCAGGCCGCGACGTTGGGCGAACAGTTCATGCGGATGGAGGCCGACCAGTTCGCGGCCGCCGTGGCGAGGATGACCCCGGACGAGATCGCCATTGCGCGCGCGGCCGCCCGCCGTTCCGTTGAGCGCGCAGCGGGAACCCAAGGCCAGGCCCCCGGGGTCGCGCAGCGGCTGTCGGGGGGGCGCGAACAGGGCATCCGCAACCGTGCGCTTCTGGACGATCCCGAAACGATGCAGCGGGCCATGCGGGCCGAACGTGACGCCCTGATGGCGGCTCGTGAGACCAGCCCTGGCACGGGCTCCCCGACGGCCCGGAACATGTCGGACATCGTCGAGAACATCGGCGACGTGGCCGGAGCGGCGCGGGAGGCCGCGACTGGAAACCTGCCCGGCCTGATCGGGCGCTTTGGCCGACGGTTCGTGTCGCGCGGCTTTTCAGACGCAGAGTCGGAAGCCCTTGTCATGGCGGCAATCGATCCGGCACGCACCCGCGAAGTGATCGACATGCTGGCGGAGCGCATGAGCCGGACGGAAGCGCGTCAGACCGTCCGCGCCATTCGTCGCCTGTCGGCCCAAGGGTCAGGCGCGACGGCGGCGTCTAACCAAACAGGACAGTAGCGACGATCCCTACAAGGATCGCGCCTATCCAGAGAGCAAAGAGAACCGGTCGGACAACCTTCCAGACCGGATGCGGCGGCTTGAACCAAAGCGGCTCCAGGCCCTCCCCCAACTCGTTCTGAAGAACCCAACCCTTGCGGGTCGGATGCTCGTCTCCGGGCCGCAGTTTCCACAGCCAGACCATTTCCCACGCCCGCTGAACGTCAACGGGCAGTCGCTGGAACTCGGCTGGCGTCATCCCATCACCCTACTCCCGAGGTTCGCTCATGGCCAGTGGACGGCTGATCTTCGAGGGCTTCCAGCCCGCCGCCAGCTCTACGGGAGCAAGGCTGTCGGGCGCCAAGGCTTATGTCTACAGCGCCGGCACCACAACGCCGGTCTCGGTGTTCTCCGACTCGACCCTGGCAACGCCGCTGTCCAACCCTGTCGTAGCCGACAGCGCAGGGCAGTTTCCCGGAATCTTCGTCGACTCGGCTGCGCTCTATGACGTCAAGGTCACCACGTCGGCAGATGCCCAGATCGGGTATCTGGAGGACGTGCGCCCGGTCGGCGAGGCGGGTGACGTCGCTTTTGCCACCTGGACGGAAGTGCAGGCCGGGTCCGTCACTGAGAAGGCCATCGACCCCGCAACGGCCATCCTCGGGATGCCGAAACTGTATCGCGACATCATCTGCGACGTACGGCCACTCAATCCCAATGCCGACGACAGCGGCGGCATCCTGGCGGCATTCAACGGAGAGCAGACGTACACGGCGTTTGCGCTTCGCTCCCGGCTGCGAACGCAGACGATCCTGGGTGCCCCGACCTCCGGCTATCTTTACACCGTGGAGGCTATCCCGTTCCGCCTGTGGCACCTGAACCGCGCAGGCCATAACCAGGGCACGACGGACAACAACGGCCGCACCGGATCTCCGGCCATGCGGGTCAACATCACCTCGACGTTCGGTTCGACGCCATCATCCAGCAAGGCGGATGGCGACACCTCGGCCTACAACTTCAGCGCTTTCATCAACGCAACGCAAAAGGTCGGGGCCACGGTCTGGCTGGCCAACCCCGCCGTGGTCGGCGTCAACGGCGACATGCTGGCGGGGGCCGACTACGTCTATCTGAACGGCGGCGAGGTCATCTACGACGACGGCGGCTTCGACGTGTCGATGATCCACGACGTGGCCAATATGGAGCGCACGAACGCCACTGGCGGTCAGAAATGCACCGCCATAGGCTATCGTCTGCAGTCGATCGGCACCCAGCCGATTGACGCCGGATGGTCAGCGCGCGGTCCTATCGGGATTGGCATCGACCTGTCGACGGCAACGATCTCTCGCGCCGCCATCACATTGGCGGCGGGCCAGAAGATCGACTTCAACTCGACCAACGCCGACAGCCTGTTGTTCCCGGACGAAACCGTGCTGGGCGGAGAGTCGCTGGAGTGGAGCGCAGCGGCGGCGGCGTTCCAGTTCAAGGTCGACGGCAACGTGGTCCAGGCGACGGGCGGTTGGGGCTCACTCAACTCGGGCACGACGCCAGACATATCTGGCCAGCCCGACAACATCGTGATGATCCATGGGTCTTCCACGACGATCACGAACTTCACGGGTGGCGCGGGTGCCCGGACGATCACCCTGCTGTTCACCAACTCCAACGTGACGCTGCAGAACGGGTCAACCCTGATCCTTCGCGGTGGGTCAAACGTGACGCCGGGCAACAACAACGTCATCACGTTGATGCGGAATAACGTCGGCAACTGGGTCGAAGTGAGCCGGAACTTCTGATGGGCGATCTGCAACCCGGCCACTGGATCACGCTTGCCTTGGCGGCAGTTGGTTTCATCGCATGGCTTGTCCGCCTGGAAAGCAAGGTCCAGTCCCAGAACAGGGAGATCGAGCTCGTCCGGTCAGACCAGAAGGCGGCCTCGGAGAAATACGACGCCGATCTCAGGGTGGCGGCGGCCAAGTCGCTGTCCGACGCCAAGGCGGCCCAGGACATGCGGGAGACCCTGATCCGCATGGACGAGCGCCTGATCCACCTGACCGACCTTGTAGAAAAACTGGCACCCAAGCGGAGGGCAGCGGAATGACCGACCAAGATCCGCTTCCCGAGTCGTCGTGGACCTATCGCCGCGCCTACTCCTACGTCGTCACCCTTCTTGCCCTCGGTGGCGTGGCCTGGATCATTCACAAGCTGGATGACGACGGACCACTGGCCGGGCTTGCCTATGCCTTGATCGGCCTCTGCGCCTTGCTGGCCACCTACTACCTGATCGCGCCGGCCGCTGAGCACATCGTGCGCCTTATCCAGTCGGCGGCCCGCCTCCGCCGCAACCTTTGACAATCGGAGACTCCCCATGTCCGTCATCCATGCGACCTTCGGCTATGTGAAGGGGCGTTCGCGCAACGGTCTCACCATGCCCGTGATCGACTCTTCGCCCGTCCAGGCCAAGACCGCCACCTCAACGTCATCCTGGGCGGAGGTGACGTCGTTCCCTGCCCCCGACGTGAGCGGCTTCTGGGATATCACGGTATTGAGCGGCGGAGCTTGCCGCGTCTTCTTTGGCGCGTCGGCCCCCACTGGCAATGACGTTGGCTACGCCATTCCCGAGGGAACCAGCCGAAACTACTCTCCTCGCGCGGCCGGCGAGAAGCTGTTCATCAAGGACGCCTGATGCCGGGCCTCTACCTCGGCCTCGGGCTTGGCCTTGCCTCCCCTTCTGGGGGCGTGCAGGGCCTCGACCTCGACTTCGTGAACGGCCGCTATGCGCTGAACAGCCCGTATGGGTCGTCGTTCCCGGCTGGCTGGTCGTTCTCGCGCACGGGAGGAGGCACCGCCCTCGACCTTGCTGGCAACGCGATCCAGTTCGCCACGGGTGTTCCCCGTATTACGAACCGGGGATTGCTGGTTGAGGAAGGGCGGACGAATCTGGCGCTGTGGTCGCGTGATTTCACAAATGCGGTGTGGAACAAGATTTCCGGCGCGACCGCCCCAGACGCCAACACCGTTAGCCTGACTGCGAGCGTCAACTCGCGAATAGAGCAAGTCGTCAACATCGGAACCGGGCAAACTGCGGTGTGGCAGGTTCGCCTGTCTGGCACCGGCAACATCAGGATTGCGATTATTGATAACGGCGGTGCGTTTGCGGGCACCCCGCTTGATATAGCCCTGACGGCGACACCCACTGCTTATTCTGTGGTCCGGACTATTGGCGGCTCGGGCCTGACATCCTGCATTGCTAGGATCACGACGGTATCTGGTGCAGCCGTAACTGCGACAGCTGATTTTGCTGACATTGGTATCGGCTCCTTCCCCACCTCCCCCATCATCACCACGGGTGCGGCTGGGACGAGGGGGCCGGACACGGCTGCGCTCTCTGGATTGGCGTCGCTGTTGACCCCGCCGTTCACGACGATTTCCGAGTGGGAAAGCGCGACCGCTCTTAACGGATTTCCGGCGGCGTTGGGTGGCACGAACTTCATCTACTCTTGGAGCCGTGGCGACAGTTCTCCGCAGGGTCGCATTGGGATGCGCTTGGCTTCACCGCCTACGGACGCAAGCAGCGGCGTGAGCCGTGTGATAAGCACCACTTTGATGCATGCCGTGGCCTTCGACGGCGCAACGGCGCAGCGTCAAAGCGTCAACGGACAAGCTGTGGCCACGGCGAGCCTGACGCTTCCCGCTCAAACCCTCATCAACATCGGTCGTTTCGACAGCGGCACTCCAACGAACGGCTACATCCGCCGCATCCGCATCATCCCCCGCGCTGTGAATGATGCAGAGCTACAGGCGCTGACCAGTGCGTAAGTTGATCGCCTGGGTCGCCGTCTTCGCGCTCTCCGGCGTCGCTTGGTGGGGGCTGTTCTCGCTCCTGCCCGCCGGTCAGGGGACATGGCGCGACCGGCCTCCGACCCGATACCAGGGCGATGCGGTGGCGGGCGTCGTCTTCACGACTGAGGGCGGCGTACAGGCCATGTGCCCCGGCGTTCGCTATGCGGTCGGATGCACGGTCGGCGGGACCATCTACCTCCCCAACCCCTGCCGCTGGCGGGACGCTTACGCCACGCTCGCCTGCCATGAGCTGGGCCATGTGAACGGATGGAGCGCCTTTCATGAGCGTTGATGTGATCGGACCCCTCTACGACGACGCGGGCGACCTGCTGACCGGCTGGCATGTGAACGTCACGCCGGATGAGGTGACGCCGGAACTGGAGCCGTTCGTGGTCACGCCGTCCCGCCTTCGCCGCGTCTGGG